ATAGAACCAAGCTCTGTGCGTTCAATTGTTTTTAAATAACTAAGTGCATTAGTTCCGGCACTAATTACATCTGCACCAAGGGTAGAAACTCCTGTGTCAATGTTTCTAAACGCTGTAGGCCAGTCAACATCAGGACTATCAAGAACTGCTGAAATACGAGCACCAGATGTTTGTACTGTCGCCGTAGAGCCAGTCAGGGTTTGGTTAGCTAAATAGACGAAACCATCCGAGGCAGTAAACGATGCTGTAGCCAATCCACCTGGTTGATACTGCAGATTCCAGTCATCAATCGAACCACGGTACTGAATAATGTTGTTTGACGAAATACGAACATCTCGTTTAGGAATAATGTTGCCGTAAAACGGAGAAGCAGCAAACTCAGGATCAAAAGCTCTGTCGTTGTTGTTTAGCTCAACAATCGCTTCACCTGCCGAATTGCTACTCAGGTAATTTGACTTACCTCGATTTATCTCAATGCTTCGAACTCTGTTTGTAATGTCGTAGAACAAAGTTCCACCCAGAACCCAGTCAGGATTATCAAGCTGACCCTGAATAGGATCATCCAAAATAAGAAACGGGCCATTGTTGCCAGTAAGGTCGAAACCAACTTCTACTTTTTGGGTTGTCATACGTTAGCTCGTTCGTACTTGTTGATTTCAGCCAGAATGGCTTGACCAACTGCCTTACCGTTTGTACCAACACCAGCAGTGACGTTTAGAACGATTGACTGAGCAGTCTGAGTGCGACCAAAAGCTAGGGCTTCGTTGCGTGATGCACCGCCTTGTACAAAGTATGACTCAAGCTGAGACTGTACCTGTGCAGTCGTGACGGCTGAAGGAGTGACTGTGTTGATTGTTGGAGTCGCTAGGTTTGCCGTAGGAATGGTCATCTTAGCCATCATTGAATTGAAAGTCGTGATGAATGAGTTGGCTAGAAGCTCTGCTGCCTTGATTAGCTCGTTCTCCTGAGCAATCAGTCCGTCAGCCAAGCCAGTAGTAATGTTCATACCAGCTTCGTACATGACATCGGCTGTGTCTTTAGCGATGTCTGCACCAATGCTATTTAGGTCAGCAAATAGCGTGTTTAGTTCGCTGACCGTGCCAGCACCACCAGCAATGATTTCAGCGGCTGTGACCGATCCAGCATCTACACCAGCATCAACAATCTGCTTAAACAGGTTCTGATCTAGACCAAGTTTGCGTAGCTCCTTGAGCTGAAGTGCGAACTTACGAGTCTTGTCCAGGGTCTTTGACAGAGTTGAAGCAATAGTCTCACTCTGTGCAATAACCTCAATTGTGCGTGAAGTTGAAACAGTTAGGTTGCCAACCATGCGAGTGACGGTCTCAGTGACCTTTTCGCTCTGCTCTTTTACGCGATCATTGATGTTTGCAATACCAACGATTGCCGACTTGACATCTTTGAATAGTGCTTCTGCCAAAGACCGCTTGTTGGCGATAACGTCACGCTGGCGACCAAGCTCAGCAAGTACGGTCTTTTCTTTGTCAGCATACGCAATAAGAGACTCAGCAGCTTGATCAAATGCACCGCTCTTGATCTGAGCACGGATAGCTTCTGTCAAAGCGTTGATTGAATCAACAGCCGCTTGCTCGTACTGACCAATTTCACGGATAGCAATGCCCATAGGCTTTACAGCCGTAGCCAAAGACATAATCTCTTGCTTTAGTTCCTCAAAAGCCTGAAGCTGTTGACGTTGGGTCTCTGCAAGCTCATCGGCAGCTTTCTTAGCTGCATCGGCAAGTTCCTTCTCGGCTTCGGCGGCAGCTTCGGCAATCTTCTTAAGTTCTTCCTGAGCCTTCTTGACTTCAGCAATACCAGTAGCGGTTTGGTTGAACTTCTTTTGGATTGCCTTTACGCCAGCTTCACCAGACTTCATAATCCGGTCGAAGACTTTTTGCCAATCATCGCCAGTACCAACAATTGAGTCAATCAGACCCTCTGAAGCCCCCAACCGCTTTAGCTTGATACGAGCAATGTTTTGCTTCATCTCTTGCTCTAGGTTGGCAAAGAACTCTTTTACAGCATCTTTTACTTCTTCTTTTTTACCAGGGTCAGGAGTGACGGTGGCGGCAGCAAGTGTCTCTGCCACGCCCTGCAAGCGGCGTTTGTTTAGAAAAGCTAAGTAGTCATTAGTTTCAGTCTGACGTTGTTTTGTCATGTCAGGCTGAGTCATCTTGGCAACAGTGTTCTCCCAGATGTCACCAAGTGGCTGTAGGAATGGGAGCAGTCGTTCAATGCTCTTTCTCATGTCGTCTAAGAAAGCAGTGACTGGGCCACCATCAAATTTGTTGAACTGCTCAAAGACATCGTTAATAATGTCACCGAGCCAGGTAAACGCATCTGCAACAATCTGAAGCAACCTGCCCAATAGAGCTAGGGTTTCACCAGTAAGCACACCGAGCAACTTGAACAATGGCTCAAGTGCCGTAAATACGGAAGTGAGAATTTGAATAAGACTAAAGAAGATGTCTGCAACAGGCTTGATGACTGGAGTCAAATCTCTCATAATCAGACCAAGCTGATCAAAAAGCTTTACAAGCACAGGAGTAGCTTGATCGACGATTGGCGTTAGTGCCATCATCAAGTCGGCAAGTACAGGTGTTAGAGAACCACCGACAGTTGCTTGCATATCGGCAAACGAGGCAGTGAGCTTTTTCTGCTCAACGAATAGCGTTCCAGCTCCACGCTCAAATGATCCCATGGCATCTGCTGAACGCAAGAACAACTGTTCCAAACGAACTTGCTGTTGAGCGTTTAGCAAAGCTTGTCCGGTCAGCTTGTCCATTCCCTTAGCAGCAAGAAGCGTGTTTACTTCCTGTTGCTTTAGGGCGACACCAAACTTCTCGATTGGGTCATACTCACCACGGAAAAGAGCGGTCATGGCTGTCAGGGCTTCTGACGTGTCATAACCAAAGGTGGTTGCTAGGTCTTGTGCAAGAGAGGTCAGGTCTTTGGTCTTTGTCTGCACGTCAGACATCTCGAAACCAGCTTGCTTTAGAACCGAACCAAGATAGGTGACTGTTCTTGCAGTTTCAACTTGGCTAAGACCCATGTCTTTACCATTTTTGATAAACGTGACCATTTCGGCAGAAGATTCACCAAATACGGTTTTGACCGAAGCCATGTTGCGTTCTAGATCGCGAGCAGCAGCAATCGCATCTCCAGCAAAGTTGACTGCACCGTTTAGAGCAGTAAGACCAGCGGCAGCACCAGCGGCAGCAATGCCAATGCCTTTTAGGTTCTTGCCAAACCCACCAAGAGAGGCAGTTGCTTGCTTGATTCCAGTGTTATTGAACGTAGAGAGAATTGGTAAGACAATAGCCATTAGTTAGCTCCCGTACGCATTGTCGCATTGATTTCTTGCGAGGCTTCATCGATAAGTTTAGTCATTTTGGTGCTTGCTACTGGCAGTGCTTTGGCAGCAGATGGGTAAACCATGCGAGATGGCTTTGTTTTGCGTGGCAAGCCAGATTTGTTCAAGGCTTGAATCATGCCAGCACCTTGACCATTGATCCTGTGCCGACGAGTACCAGTGGGTGACAAAGAGTATTCGTATTCACGAGTAAGTCTGCCATTGCTACGTTCATTTTTGGCAAGGTCGGCAATAATGGTTGCTGGAGACCAAACCCAGACCGAAACAATAGAAGTACCGCCGTTTTTACGCTTGATACGAGTATCAACTTTAAGGCTTGTCTTTTTAGGGTGTTGAACAGCTCCCCATGTGACACGACCAGGCACTACTTTAGGCTTCATGCCTGTAATTGGAAATTTGTTAGGGATACCTGACTTGATTGCATTTTCTACAGGCTTACCAATTTCTCTAGCCTTAGTTTTAAATTTTGCAACCAGCTTGCGGTCTACTTTTCTTAGCTCCCGAACTAAAAAACGCCAGTCAGTGACTTCAATCTCCATTCTGGAGTCTTTTTTAATAGTCACGGTAGCCATTACTCTATTCTACCGCCCAATAGCAAAACCCCCTCTAAAAGAGGGGGCTTCACTAATGACGAGGAAGGTTTTTTGCAACCAACCATCGGTGCATCGTATAGAGCATCCGATCACTCAGCAACAATAGTTCACGCGGAGAGATACCAGTTTCGCAAGCTAGGCCAGCGATGAACCAGTGTTCTGAAGTTTCGCCTAAGCCGACAATTTTGGGTCGATTTCACTCGCCCCAACGTTAGCTACGGTGTCGATCCAAGCTTCGAACTCAAGAGCAGTGCCCTTGGTACGAAACTCCGAGTGCCAAGCCAAGTAAAGAAGGTGAGTTAGCTTACTTTCTTCATTTAGTCTGGTGACGCTTAGATTGAACTTTTCCTCAAAGGCAACCAAGTCGCTTGCAGAGCAAGAAACTTCCTTTGGAGAAAGAGCGTTATTGTATTCAATGCGTAGATTGAGTTTCAATTTAGTTCCTTAATTAAGCAGTTGCTTTGGTGATTGCACCCGAGGTAGGCCAAGTCACTGAAACGGTTGAGAGGTCTCCCACTGCTCCAGCGACTGGATTCCACGAGTTTACAAGGCAGATTGCCGTGTACGCAGGTGTGGTTGAAGATGCGGCAGTACCGTTGCCAGCAATGATAACTGCTGTTGCAAGAGTACCGACTAGAGGGAAGATAGTAGCTTCTACTGAAGCTGCTGCATAGTCCTGGTGGAAGTCGATCGAGATTGAACCCGACTTTAGACCACCAGTTAGCTCGGTGTAGCCAGCAGAACCAAAGCTTGTCACATCAACGTCAGCAACGTTAATAACAAGTTCAGCTCGGGCTACTGAAGATGATAGGTTAACACCATTGATGCTTACCTTGTTTCCAGTGACAACATACTTTGCCATTTGTTAGTTTCTCCTAGCTTGCATACACTACCACCGAGAACTCGGCAGCAAGGTATTGATTTTCGTTTGCAGAGATTGAGCCATACGAGCTAATCTCAGTCACTCGGCAGTCGTTTGCAACGCCACCAAGAGTCCTATCATATTCTATCGCCTCTTTTACTGAGTACGATCCTGAACCTGCACAGTAAGCATCTAGCTTGTTCTGTGCTGACCTTTCATCGGCTCGGGCAACAATGATTTGTACTGTAAATCTAAACTGATCCAAACCACGGTTCATCGCAATGTCAAAGGTGACTGGGGTTGAGTCTGGCTCGACAATTGCAATAGGTGGGTTTACTAGATCAGGAACAGTATTAGTGGTTCGTAGACCGTTGATACGGGCAAGGTTAGCCGCTATGCCAATTCGTAGGTCTGAGATACTTGCCATTACCCGACGTTCCTCATCATCCGGTAAGGGTTGAGCAACTGGTCTACGTCTGGGTCGAATCGACCAACACGCACAACGCCCATGTCACCAAAACCAGCTACACCGAGAGGTGAGTCAAGTCGCTTGAAGATACGAGATGCAAGTAGCACACAAGCTTGCTTGACTGCCATAGGAACTGCTGACCAACCCCAAACACCAGTCACGGTGACAAAAGCAATCTCATTTGCGTACGGAAACCAAAGATCCTTACAAGCACGGATCTGAGTGTACGGAGCGACCAAACCGTCGATACGAGAGTTGACTGGCTCTAGCTGGTAGTCATCGGCATCCCAGGTAGTCGAGACTCCGCCAATTTCGCTGACTGTAGATAAGCTACTAAGCGATTGTAGGTCTTCTATATAAGTCGTGTAGTTGTCTGAGGCAGCAAATTTCTTGGTTGCAGTTCCACCGTTGTAAAAGTATCGGTTGGTGTAGCCGTCAATTTCACGAGAGGCAGATTCGATTGCCATCTCAAGGAGCGTGTCGTCGAGACTGTCCGTAATTTTTAGTGCGGCTTTGACCTCGGCTAACGAGGCATACCCATTATTAATAGCCATAGCTCTATTCTACCGCCCAGACCGCAAACGCTCTTTGATCATTGTTGAGCTAATGCCCTGTGTGTAAGGTATGTAAGCCAAGCCAATTTCACGTTCGTCAAGCCAGTCTTGCGTAAAGTTCATCTGAGCGTAGTAATCACGCCGTGCCCAGTCTGATCCGATTACAACCATGTCGGGCTTTACCAGATCAATAGCGATAGTAGAGTCAGCACCGCCAGTGTTAGGAATGACCCTATCCACATAACGACAAGCTTCCAAGACATCTTTACGCTCCTGATAATCCATAATCAACCCTTTACCTTTGTAGGCAAGGATAAATTCGTCAGTGTTTAGGCTGACAACAACTTCACCGCTTGTTCCTGCCATTGCTCGACAGCGAGCTAGGAAAGCAACGTGACCGCTGTGAAATAGGTCGAACGATCCACCAGTGTAAACGACTAATCCCATCGGTTATCCCGTCTTACCTTTAGCGACCATTCGCCAGCCGTGTAGTCTGCCTCAATCTGCTTCTTTATATACCGTTGCTGATTAGCCATGTATGTTTTGGAGTTGGCTGCCTCAAACCCAGCTTTTAGGGTAGAGCTGTTGTCGTGGAATACCTTGGCATCGATGTAGTTCTTTTTGACTCCGTGAAAGTCGATGCGACGTTCTAGATCATTGTCATCAAAGTACAAAGGGTAGAAGTTCTCGTCGTACAAACCGACCTTTTCGATCATGCCTTGACCAAATGCAACGGCTGACCATTCTGGTACGCAATCTAAGAAATTAATTGCCTGGTAATCAATCTCAGCATTTAGCTTCTCTAGTGCACCTGCCTGGAAATGAGCATCGTCATTTACCAACAGCCAATAAGGGGCGTATGGCGTTGATTTAATAATCAGATTCCAAGCACCAACTAGCCCAAGACCAAATGGCACTTGAATTACCCACATCTTGTCTACTAGATCTGGTTTTTTAGGTTGCCAAGTTTGAGTGCCAGAGTTGTCAACAATTATTAAATGCTCTACTGGGTAATCAATAGAGGCAAGTAGTCGGTCTGCCAGATCAAAGCGTTTTAGCGTACAAAATCCTAGAACTGGAATCACTTGAGCAACTTCTTCAGGATTGGTGTCCAGTATTTATCCCACACAAGGTCAGTATCAAATTGCGATGCAAACTTGATTGACTCTTGGCTGTCGCCACGTTCTGCTTCGTAAGCAAGCTCTAAGGCATCGACAATTGCTGGAATACTTGGAATCTGCCAGAAGGCATCCTGTCCGGCATCCCAACTTGGCTGACCATCGATTAGCCAACCGTCATTAGATACTAGATCCTTTGGTGCAGTCCAGTTAGATGCGATAACTCGTGTGCCACAAGCCTGAGCTTCGACGATAGGGATCTCAAATCCGCCACCGTAGCTTGGAGCTAGTAAAACATCCATGCCCGTGTACAGAGCAGCTAGAGCCTCTGCTGGCATACCGTATCTGTAGTCAACAAACGGTGGGAACATTACAGCTTCTTTTGGGATCTCTAGAGCTTGTAGAAGCTTAAGCAAATTCCATCCACCAACTGAACCAAGTGGATCGGTGTGCAGGTATAGTCGAGCGTTTGGGTGTCGCTTGTAGAAGATACTAAATGCAATCAAGTTCTCGCTAAATGCCTTGCGGTGAATTAGACCAGATGCTTTGTTAGCTGCCACAGATCCGACTACGAACTCATCGTCAGTCACTCCCATGTACTCACGCACATTCTGACCATTGATCAGGGGCGTAGGCTTCATAATCTTGGTGTCAATAGAGTGCGGTGCGTACTCACACTCAATGCCCTTGGAGTTCATTTGCTCAACGCCGAATGGGGCCATGGCAATTGGTGTCACGTTATCTTTACGCAACCAAGCTTCTACCTTTGGTGGCATGGTCATGTGATCTAGTGGAGTCCACGAGGCAATTGACAGTTTGTCCAACGCCTTATTAGTCAAGACCCAAACATCGTAAAGAGTAATCAGCAAGTCAGCTTGCTTTTTGTTCTGTGCTTTCCAGTGTGCGTGGTGCATCGGCAACACGTCGTTAGAGTAAGGGTCTAGCCCTCTTGGGTAGTGTGGGATAACGCCGTACTTAGTCTGATAAGTAGATACGTTGCCTTCTAGCCCGTAGTTTGAAAATGAGGCGACATCAACGCCATCTCGTCGTAAATAGTTGACCAACATTTCTGTCTGCATACCGTAGCCAGTAGGTTGACCAGGCGAGTTGCTATAGACAGAAACCGTGCCCTTTAACTTTCCCATTCTTGCCTTTCGTAGTAGGTACTACTACAGTAGCAAAAGAACACCCCCCGTATCTACGCATACGGGGGGTGTTCAGCATGGGAGCTAAATGACTTAGCTTGCTCCACCCTTGAAGTAGCCAATGTGAGTGGCGTGGGTTAGAGCACCGTCAACACGCAAGATACCACGGAAGGTGGTGACATCGGTGTTGAACGCATAATCTGATGACTGAGCGATCTGTAGACCACCAGCAACGCGTACCTTGTATGAAGGTAGGTGACCGAATAGTACAGACTTAGCACCAGTAGCAACAGCAGGTACAGCAGGGTTTTCGTAAACTGCATAACCTAGAAGGGTAGCGGCCTGACCAGGAACGGCTGAGTCAGTCCAGATGTAGTTTCCTGCACCATCCTTCATCTTGCGAGCAGCAGCGATACCAGTCTTTGACATCTGGAAACCTAGACCGTTTAGAACACGAGCACCATCAGCGATGCCGTATACAAGGTCAACTAGGTTTTCGTAGGTCGCAGCACCAGCAACGCCAGTACCACCAGTGACTACTGAACCAGCAGCAGTGACAACACCAGTTGACTCTACAGTTCCAGTACCAGTGGTTAGCATGGTGTTTACAGCTACACCTAGTGACTCACCGAGCTGCTGAGCAATAAAGCCCTCGATGTCAAAACCTGCATCGGCAATCAATTCGTTCGAGATTGCGACTAGGGCTGACTCTTTCCAAGCTCCAAGAGTGATGCTTGAGAAGGTTGGGTTTGACTCGGTGATTGCTGATCCAGCTGCCTTAACAGTTGCAGTTGAGTAAGCAGTTGCAGTTGGGATAACTAGGCTCTCGCCTGAGCTGGTCTCAAAGATCTGAGAGGTTGATAGCATCGGGCCAACTAGACGGGCTACGCCGAATACCTGGTCGTAGAATGACTGACCAACGGTGTTAGCTGAAGGTACTAGAGCAGCACGGGTCTCGCTCTTGAACTCGTGACCACGGGTCTCGCCCATAGCGATTGAGCGAAGGATGCTTGCATCGGTCTGACGAGCTGATTCAACAGCAGGTGAGAATGAGGCAGCAGCTTCTGAAGCAGCAAGCTCACGGGCTTCTAGCTTCTTTGCGGTTTCGATTGCTGAGTCGCGTGACTCGATGTCTGCTTCTAGACGGGCAATCTTCTGGTTTTCCTCGGCAGTTAGTCCACGGTTCTCCGAGATTGCGAAGTCTAGGACTTCACGAACCTGGTGAATCAAGTTGTTGCGGACTTCAGCCTGAGTCTTTACGAACTCTGACATTTTTTTCCTTTGTTAGAAATTAATTGGATACTGCCGCGGATACGCTGAACAGAGATAGGCCGTGACCCACAGAACCTGTGTTAATTCTACAATAAGGTTGTACGTTTCCTACAAAGACAAAGATCAGCTTAAAAAGAACCCCCACCGAGAAAGAGAGTGAACTCGGTGGGGGAAAGAAAGCTGGGGAAAGGTCAGCGTGTTTCTTTTGCTTCGACAACGCGAACTTCTTTGGCCGCTGACTTGTCAAAGTTTTTTAGTTCTTTAATAAGTTCTGCAATTGCACCAGAATCAGGTGAGCCTGAAACTTCGTCAATAACACGAATCGCAATTTCGCGATCTTCATTGCTAATAGCCATTAGATTTCCTTAGTTAGTGCTAGGTCTAGCTTCTTGACTTTAAGAGCTAGTACATCTGTGTCAACAGTGTCGACTTCAATTGGTTTTTGAAGTTTCTCAACAACCTCTGTTATTAGTTTAGCTTGCTCCGAATCAAGTTCCTCACCTGATTCTAGCTTCATTAAACTTTCTGTCAATAGATCTGCATCAATGTTTCTTGCTTCACGTACACTCATCAACCCAGACGTACCTTCGTACGCCGGAAAGCTAGTAAGCGAAACTTCGTGAACAGCTACCTCGTGTAGTGTACGGGTATTTCCATCCTGTGACCAAGAATCTTTCTTGACTTGGAATCCAAAAGACATAGCATCAATCGTGCCAGACCTCACGAGCTCGGCTACGTCACGCCCAGTTTGGGTGTTGGCTAGAGTCGCAATGACTTTTAAACCTTTTGCATCTTCGACCAACTTTAGTGATCCATTGCGTGTTGATGCCAATGGCTCTGAGGCGTTGTGATTCCAAAGCAACATCATTCTGTGTCTGCCCTGTAAAGAACGCTTGAAAGCTCCAGGCTTGATTATCTCTGTAAAAGGCAAAGGCTCGCTAGGCGAGTTAAACACTGCTGCGTAGCCTTCAAAAGTCATTCCGTCGCCAGTGTCTCTTAGCTCTAGCTCGGTGTGGTTGGTGCGGATTTCCTCTTTAGCCAAAGAGCGACCTTCGACCTCTGTGCCGTCAATCTTTGCCTTGATAGCGTAAGCGGCTCGCATCCATTTGGCACGAGCTTCATCCATCACAGGCTCTTTTACTTCATCAGTTGATTCAATAACAGATTCCTCAATTACAGATTCATCTGCTGTTGATGCCTGATTTTCAGTAGTTTCCGACATAGTTCTATCCTAACACTGCCAATACTGTGACAGTTCCACCTAATGCAACGGCTGTTCCATTGATTGTGATGTTTTGAGCTTGTGTGACCCATTGAGTGTTGTAATCAGTGCCGTTTACTTTGGCTAGGTACTGACCAGTAGTTCCGCCAGCCGCTACTCCTGCACCAGTAGATCCTGTCGCTCCCTGAGAACCAGTCGCTCCAGTCGCACCAGTAGCTCCAGTCGCTCCGGTTTGACCAACTTCACCAGCAATTACGAAAGTCCAAGAATTGTGTGAGCCAGAACCGTTAAATTTATCAACAGTAATGATCAAAGTACCGCCACCAATGTAGTTGGCGTTGCCTTCTAAAAAGTATGTAGGCGTATCTGAGTGAATTGCTCTGACTCGCATACCTGTGACAAATGCACCAGCATTGCCTGAGACAAGTGTGAATGTTTTTAAGCCAGAACCAATAGTTATGTTTGTTGTAGAAGTGACTCCAGCATAGCCAGATCCGGTCGCACCAGTCGCTCCGGTATTTCCAGTATCACCTTTGTCGCCTTTGACACCTTGGATACCCTGTGATCCTTGATCGCCCTGTGGCCCTTGCGATCCCTGTGGCCCTGTTGCTCCGGTAGCACCTGTCGCACCAGTCGCTCCACGCTCACCTTGGATGCCTTGCGATCCTTGAGGGCCAGTCGCTCCTTGGATAGCCAGAGGAAACCAGTAGGTAGATGACATTGAAGGCTGATGCCCAAGTGGTGGATTGCCTGAAGCAAACCATGACGAGTTATCAAAATAAACTGCATCGTTGTTTACATAGTCAACCTCTGAATCAAAGTTGCCCTGCCAAGTGATACCAGTTGCTCCAGTTGCACCAACAGCTCCAGTATCGCCTTTTTCGCCAGTCTGACCTTGTGCACCAGTCGCTCCAGTTGCCCCTGTTGCACCTGTCGCTCCGGTTGACCCTTGGATTCCTTGGATGCCTTGGATGCCTTGCAAGCCACGAGGAAGTGTAAAGTTTATTGTTTGGCTAGGGGCTGAACCTGTGATTTCGACCACGGCGGTGTCATCGCTAGATTTAGATATTGTTCCAACGGACAAAGTGTTTGCAGGGCCAACTTCGCCTCGGATACCTTGTGGGCCAGCAGTTGCGGTCGTAATAGTGACAGGCGACTCGGTAATAGCAATTGAGACTTCTTGCTCAGATACTGCTACAGAAGTAGTTGACTCAACGACCCTAACAACAACATCACTCATCGAGTTATGTTCCCCGTGACGTTGAATGAGCCCTCTAGTAAGCGTGTAATAGTGCCACCTGAGTTGAGCTCAAGATCGTAGGAATAAGAACCAGCTGCTACTGCCGCCGATGCGGTTGCAGCTACCACAACGCCGATAGTTCCAGCAGTTCCACCAAGAGTAATACCAGAACCATTGGTCAGGCTTAGCAATGCGGTAGCAGCTCCAGCCGCTTCACGAACTTGCATTGCAGCGGTGTAGCCAGTCAGATTCATTGCAGTGCCACCAACTGTGATGGTAAAAGTACGATCAAAGGTTGCACCCTGTGGGCAATTGATGTTGTAAGTTCCTGGGTTAATCATTACGCACCTGCTTGCAATGTAGTCGGAATACCACCGTCATGTTCAATAGGTGGCAGACCAAGGTTCTTCATGGTTGAAGCAGGATCAAAGCCTGACTGAATTAGCTTGGTTGCCATAGCTACCTTGGCTTCCATCTCTGGAGTGTCGGCAGCCGTCAAAGCAACATTGGCTAGTGGTACACGGTAAGCATCGCCACCAGGAACTGAGGCTAGTTCTTCTTTGCGACGGATGTCATTCACTGACATGAAGCCAGCTTGTGATGCAACCGAGTAGCTTTGGATGCGAGTCTGGTAGTCACCACGTAGCAAGCCATCGACATTGAACTTGAAGTAAGCCGGAGTCGGTAGTAGCTGGGTGTAAGCCCACTCAATCTTCTCGATGTATGGGCGAAGTGTGTGCACAACAAACTGGATTGCGTTCTGTTCCACAGATGCGTACGAAGCAGTGTCTGGAATACCAAGCATATGCAATGGAATGTTGAAAGCTCGTGCAATCTCCTCTACCGAGAAGCGACGTGATTCTAGGAACTGAGCAGCATCGTTCTTGACCTGAGTGTCAACGTACTTAGCACCCTCTGAGAGAACACCAGTCTTGTGAGCTTTTCTCCAACCCTTGTGACGGTTGTCAAATGCTTCTGACAAGCTCTTTGCTTGTTCGCCAGTTAGTCGACCAGGGAACTCGATAATGCCGTTGGTAGTTGCACCTTGGCTAAAGAAAGTAGCGGCGTATGACTGGAGTGCTGAAGCGACACCCAAAGCATCTTGCAACTTCGTGACACGACTGATGCCTCGCAAAGCTCCAGGCTCAAGCAAGTCAGTGATGTGGATAACTTCACGGGTAGTGAGAGCTTCGCTTTCTCCAGTAATAACGAACATCTTGCGACCAAGTGCGTTTCGCTTGATCTCAACAGTGTTTGGATCTAGCACTACTAGGTTCACAACGTCACCGTTGCCGTCACGGAAAACACGGGTAAACGAGTTGCCATGCACCAAGAGGCTAACTAGAACTTGCTGGTAGTGACCTTGGCGAGTTGCATCTACGTCTGGCTGGTCAACCCAAGTCGGGCGTGGGCGGTATGGGTAGCGTTCGCCATCTCGCTTGAAGAAAGTGTCTACTGGCAAAGTAGAGATTGTGTCTGAGATTAGGCTGACAGCTGAGAAGAAAGCGGTAATCTCAAAAGCGGTCTTGCCGTTGATGTTCGCACCAGCTTTGTTGACGGTGACTAGATCAGCACCAGAACCCCAGACTGACTGAAACGAAACTGCACGAGTCTCGGTGAGTTTACCCAACATTACTTACGCTCCAATGCGAGACCAAATAGGGTCAATCCAAGACCAGCGATAATGACACCTGCTGGTAGAAACCATAGTCCGACACCAATTGCTATTACAGCAATGCCGGAAGCTTGTAGCACAGTAGCCATAGAACCACCCTAAATAAAGAATCGAGGATCTGCCTCGACTTCCATTCTACCTGCTGTTGCTCGATCAGCTGCAACTACCGCTGCTACAGCAGCATCGATACGGCGTGAGCTTGCACGGTTTTCTTTGACAATACGAACGCCAAGGTTGTCAGTCTTGGTGACTGCGTTAGACAAGTGCCTAGTCAGCAACGGGTTGCCGTCATGGGTTATGCGTTTCTCGGTCACGTAGTCAAAGAACTTTGCACACGAAGTCACCATGCGACGGGCTGATGTAGACGGGTACTCAACAATCGGTACTCCTTGGTCAGCCAGAACTTCCATAGATCGTTGCCAGCGGAAAGGGTCACAAGCTACTTCTCTTACCTTGGGGTACTTCTGGCAGAAGTTCAAAATGGTTTCTTCGACCTCGGCAATGTTTACACGCCAAGTGTCATCATGAATGTTTGAGTCTTTCTCCCATGCCTTGACCATGAACACGTGCGGTAGCTCGTCATCCGCCTGTGGCACTGTACAACCAACAATGACCGTGGAGTCACCGCTGAACGATCCGTCAAAGCCAAGCATGATTTCATCGTCAGGGCTGATTTCACGATCTATTGCACATTCTTCCCAAGAGCCAGCAGGTAGCCAGCTAATCTGCGAAGACACCCATTGGTTCAAACGCTTAGTACGGAACTCGGCTTCTGGCGTTCTACGAATAGCAGACTCAAAGTCAGACCTTGCAACAATGTCATCAAATCCTGGATTGGCTTTACGCCATTGCTCTGGGTCACGGTGATCGCCGTCAGGATCTGCTTCCCACCAAGCCATGAACATAGACGTGTCTTGCACTTCACCAAGGGCTATCTTCTTGCCGTCTTGATAAAGCTTGTACGCAATAGAGTCTTGTCCGGTACTGTCAGATTTCACACCAGCAGTTGTGATGGCTACGAGCTGTGCAATTGAGCCACGGTTTCCCATAGCCAAAGAGAACACGTCGTATAGATCGCGTGTCTTGTGTGCGTGAAGCTCATCCATAATTACTCGGCTCGGGTTCAAACCTTCTTTTGAGTAAGCCTCTGCTGATACAACCTTGAACACACTGTTAGTACCAGTGACGAAGATGGAGTCTTTGTAAACCTGCACTAGCTCAGATAGCTCGGAGTTCTCCACCATACGCTTAGCTTCACCAAACACGATGCGAGCCTGTTCCTTTTCAGCAGCTACGGCGATGACTTCTCCACCGTTGATACCTTCAGCCAGCAATGAATACAGACCAATAGCCGCACTAGCCAAAGCACTTTTTCCACTTTTTCGAGGCATCCCTATGAGGGCAGTGGAAGCTAGTAATCCGCCTTTTTCATCTCGGGCATACAGATGACGAAGTAGCTCTTTTTGCCACGGTCTTAGTACCAAGCTTTGACCAGCTCGACCAGCAATACCGTCTTTACCAATAGAGCCAAAGCTTTCGGCAAACATGGCGGCAAACTCACCGTCTCCACGATCAATTGCTTCTTGCGGTACAGGTGTTAGCCAGGTTGGTGGCCAGCTATCCATTCTTCTTATCCTTTAGGGCAAGCAGTTCTTCTAGCTTGCTCTTGGTCTTGGCTGATACCAAACCAAGTCGGGTTCTGTCGGCAGGGGTAAACCCAAGCAGTGACAAGTTGCGAACAATCATTGTCTCTGTGTCGTTTAGTTGCTTGACCATGTGCCACTCATCAGGGTGATCAAGTATGTGCTGCCTTAGCCACTCTCGGCGGTCTAGCTGTTCACACACCATCTGCACAAGCTGAGTATCGGTACGGATAGAAATCCACAACTCGCCCTTGCCAAAGATTGATTCCCATAGCTGAGTGCCAGCATCACCCAATGGGCGTAGTGGTTCTACGTAGCCATAGTCCAGTGGAGCTATGCCATCGTTCGTGCGGATCTTGTGCTGACCTGGATTGCCTTGCAGGATCTTCAGCTCTGCTGGCTTCGGTGGATTTCCCATAACCCCAGCCTACCAAGAAAGTTTTCAACTTCCGAAATACGTGTCCTTCTAAGGGCGGGGTGTCCTTCATCGACCGATTTCCAGAATTTGCCCCACCCCCCGTCTTCGGGTCTGCCCACACGGGTAGAGACATGGGTCTAGGCGGTCACAGGATGAACCAGGCAGCGGTCACAGGGTCGGCGTGTGTAAAGATACACGGAACGCCAAAAACCCCCGTACAGGTCGCACAGGGGCTAAAGAATTGGGGTCGGTTTTGTCTATCGATCCCAAAACAGGCAAAAGAAAACCCCCGACATCTTTCGACATCGGGGGCGGTTTCTCTGTGTGTGGGTTAGAGCTCTACCTCTGACCATACGTGAAAGCTCTGGTCACGGACAAAGACATCGAACTTATCAAACTTCATGTCTAGGGCTTCAAGCCACACTTGCATATGTTGTTTCATGTCATCCCAGTTTCGGGGGTCGATGATGAAGGTCACGGGGTTGAGACCTGTGTGTTCGATTCGTACCTCTATCATTAGTGGGCCTCTCTGTGTGTGTGTGAACCGTCTAGGGTGAAGCACTCAGCCCCACAATCCCATTCACCATATACGGCACGGCGTACGGCAGCAGTGCCAAGTTGTATTGGTGTGCGGTTTACCCGTGTCATGTATTCGTGTAGGTCAGTTCGGGCGGTACTGATCGCGTGCAGTGCGGTGTTGCCATAGGCGAATGTCTCACCGTAGTTAGTAAAGGTTATGCGGTAGTAATTCATTTTCAATACTCTCTCTTTATTGTTTTCTTTGTCTGGTCGATGATGATGGCAGTTGGGTACAGCACGGTCAGCAGTAGCATCCATGCACTTATAGACCGCTTACTCATTGCTGGTCAATTGTCCAGGGTGAATCGGTGCCAGACTGTACGGCTCGAAAGTTGCGAGGTCTTCGAGGTCTTTCAGGTCGACCGCCAAGTTCGGCATACGATCGCGTAGGGCGTTGATTACCAATAACGCCCCGTCTCTGTGTGCTTCATTTTGAGCAGTCTTTAGACTGTTGAACGTCACGGTCACGGGGTCATCGCCCAACTGTTCGTCGCTGTACCGTTCCCACGTGTGAAACACATCTTCAAGAATCTCATAATGCTCGCAATCGTAGGTTTTGCACTCTGGGCACTTTTCCGATTCCTGCCACTTTTGATAAAGCCCTTCTGCTTCTTGTGTGTTTTTTGCTCTGACCGTGATGCTCATAATGCTCACGGCGGCGGTGTATGTGTGTAGCTTGTCTGTTAGTTTGTTCATTTTTCTCTCTTTTCTATTGATCTGTTTTTACCACGAAGGTTCTGGGGCGTAGGCGTTCATATCGTGCCCACACTTTGGGCAACCTTTATATTCGTAGAGTCGCTTTTCTAGACCTTCATCATTAGTTAGGTACTCATCGCACCCCCTAATGTCGATGGAAACATCTGCGTAAAGCTCACAATCTTTATTAGTGCAGCTAAGGCTTGCATCTTGGCAGTCATATACCCAGTATTCGCTCACGGTTTCGAACACTTGAGGGGCGGTATAACCCCCTCTAATGTCTGCACCGCCGTGAATCTGTAGCAGTGTGAAGTTGTCGCCGTCGATTTTGAAATCTACGAACTGAACGTCTTGGCTTAAGAAGTTTTCCCAGTTGTACGAATTGGCCACCGTGTAGGTTATTCCAAGTGCGACCTCATCGGCAAAAGTTTCCAGGGTAGAGCAGTCGAACGGGCTAGCCATGTTGGTCTCGCAATAATCCACGAACCACTTTTGCAGATCGCGTGCCTTTTCGGTCAGTGTCAACCGTCGCTTCAAGAAGTGGAAAAGGTCGAGGGTCGGGTAAAGACCATCCTGCTCGACGATTGCTTCTCGTCGCTGTTTCCACTGCTCTAGGGTGAAGCCTTGGTTTCGTTGCCAGTTTCGCCCGTCGCTCATTCCACTATCTAGAAAATG